AAATGAAAATTGAAACTTAAATAGTAAAATAATAATAGGAGATTAATAAATGGATATTAACGCAATTAAAAAACGACTTAATCAGTTACAAACTACAAACACTCGTACAACAAATCTTTGGAAACCACAACCAGGTAAAACTCAAGTTAGAATAGTACCTTATAAACATAATAAGGAAACTCCTTTTATTGAGCTTTTCTTTCATTATGATCTAGGAAGAAAGTCTTATCTTTCACCTGTATCATTTGGTCGTCCAGACCCAATTGAAGAATTTGCTGATAAACTAAAATCATCTGGTAATAGAGAAGATTGGAAATTGGGTAGAAAGTTAGAAGCAAAAATGAGAACTTTCGCACCAGTTGTAGTTCGTGGTGAAGAAAATGAAGGTGTAAAATTCTGGGGTTTTGGAAAAACAGTTTATCAAGAACTACTTTCCATCATTGCAGATCCAGATTATGGTGATATTACAGATCCAGTAAATGGTAGAGATATTGTAGTGGAATTTAAAACTGCTGAAGAAGTTGGCGCATCATTTCCAAAAACTACTATTCGTGTAAAACCAAACCAAACGACAGTTACAGAAGATAAAAAAGTTCTTCAATCAATAACAGAAGAACAGAAAAATCTTTCTGATATTTATCAAGAACAATCTTATGATGAATTGGCTAGTGTATTACAGGAATGGTTAAATCCTTCAGATGAAGATGAAAAAAGTGGAGATAAAAAAGAAAAACCCACTGCATCTTCAACATTACAGGAGACAGTCGCTACTGCAGATAATGCATCAGAAGCATTTGATGAACTCTTTAACAAGTAAAGGTTAAAATATGTCTGTAAAAGATGAATTAGCAAGTGTCTTAGCTGATAATCTTAATAAACAATTCAAAGATACTAAAGTTGCTTATTTTTTAGATGGATCAGATTCAACACCTACTGATATTAAAGATTTTGTATCAACTGGATCTACATTATTAGATTTAGCAATATCAAATAAACCTAATGGTGGTATTGCAGTTGGTAGAATTTCTGAAATTAATGGTTTAGAATCAAGTGGTAAATCTTTAATAGGGGCACATATCCTTGCTCAAACTCAAAAAAGAGGTGGAGTAGCAGTTTATATGGATACTGAAACATCAGTAAGTAGGGAGTTTCTTGAAACTATTGGTGTAGATGTTAGCAATATGTTATATCTTCATTTAGAAACAGTTGAAGATATTTTCGAAGCAATTGAACGAATTATTGTAAAAGTTCGGGAATCAAGTAAAGATAGATTAGTAACTATTTTAGTTGATAGTATTGCAGCTGCATCTACCAAAGTAGAAATGGAAGCTGATTTTGAAAAAGATGGTTGGGCTACAAGTAAAGCAATCATCATATCAAAAGCTATGAGAAAGATCACTCAAATGATTGGTCGTCAACAAATAGCATTAGTTTTCACAAATCAACTTCGTACTAAACTTGGTGTAATGTTCGGAGATCCTTGGACAACTTCAGGTGGTAAAGCATTACCATTTCATGCATCTACTCGCATTAGATTGAAAAATCTTGGTCAAATCAAAGATACTAAAAAGAATACTATAGGTATGAAAATGAGGGCACAAGTAATTAAAAATAGACTTGGGCCACCAATGAGACATGCCGATTTTAATTTGTACTTTGAGAGTGGTATTGATGATGAAGGTAGTTGGCTACAAGTATTAAAAGATCATAAATTGTTAAAACAAGGTGGTGCTTGGTATACTATGACAAATCAAAATGGAGAGGAATTAAAATTTCAATCTAAAGATTGGTCAGAACAATTAAAGGATACTGAGTTTAAAGAATATTGTTATAATTTGATATGCGATAAATGTATATTAAAATATGATAAAAACTTTGGAATTGATGATATAACGATATCAGAAGATTCTGATGAGTAATGATAGATATTTATCTATACTCAATCAGATAAAAAAGCATGGCGGGAAGATCGATGGTGGTGAACCTAACGATAAAATACTGGTTATAGATGGCCTAAATACTTTTATTAGAGTTTTTAGTGTTATACCAACTCTCAATGATGATGGAATTCACATTGGGGGAATAGTTGGTTTTTTAAAGTCAGTTGGTTATGCTATTAAAATGTTAAGACCCACCAGATGCATCATAGTATTTGATGGTAAAGGTGGGTCTACCCGTCGTCGTAAGGTTTATTCTGAGTATAAGAATAAACGCAAAACTAAAATTAGATTAAATAGAGCTAATGAATATTCTTCAGTAGAAGATGAACATCAATCTATGCTTTTGCAATTACAAAGAGGTGTGGAATATTTAGAAAATCTTCCATTAACTTTATTGTCTATTGATAATATAGAAGCAGACGATACAATAGCTTATATTACAGAGCAAGTACTACCAAAAAATAAAATTGTAATTATGTCTACTGATAAAGATTTTCTTCAATTGGTAGATGAAAGGGTATCTGTATGGAGTCCAACTAAGAAAAAGATTTATACTCCAAAAGAAGTTTATGATGATTTTGGAGTTAATTCTAAAAATCTTATTTTAGCTAGAATTATTGATGGAGATAAATCTGATAATATTCCTGGTATAAAAGGATATGGTATGAAAACGATTTTAAAAAAGATTCATATTTTATCAGAAAATGATATAGTTAGTTATGAGACTTTTATTAAATTTTTAGATGATAATAAATTGGATTTAGATAAAGATGTTTTATTGAGAAATTATTATTTAATGCAACTTAAAGAAGTTGATATATCAGCAACAGCAAAATTAAAAATTCAAAATAAAGTTAATGAATCAATTCCTACATTAGTAAAGTATAAATTTCAGAAAATGTTTTTGGAGGATAAGTTATATACTGCTTTGCCAAATTTAAATAGTTGGTTAGCAACATCATTTAATAGATTAAATCAAATGGCTGAAAAAACACATGGGTAGAAAACGAAAATATTTTACGGAAGAAGAAAAGAAAGATGCCCAAAGAAAATGGCAGATGGAACACTATCAAAGGAATAAAGAAAATATTTGTAAAAAAGCTAAAGAACGATATCAGAAAAAAAAGAAAGAAATAATAGATTTGGAAAAGAGGAAAAGGTTATATGGTGAGTGATAAGGAAACCTTTGTAGAGTTTGGGCCTCAATTTCAAGTAAAGATTCTATCATCTTTATTAAAAGATAATATTTTTATTCAAACTATTCATGATATTTTAAAATCAGGTTATTTTGAAGCAGATGCAAATAAATTTTTATGTGGAACTATTATTGCACATTATATGGAATGGAAAAGAGTTCCAACATTAGAAGTTCTTAGAGTTAAAATACAAGAAATAGATAATGATGTTTTAAAAGAAACTGTTATTTCAAATTTAAGAGAGGTGTGGAGAAATTTAGATTCTACAGATTTAGATTTTATTAAATCAAAAACATTGGATTTTTGTAAAAATCAAAAATTAAAAGATGCTATTGTTAGTTCAATAGATTTATTGGAAAATAAAGATTATGGTGGAATCAAACAAATAATTGATGAGGCGTTAAAGGCTGGGTCTGAAAGAGATTTGGGTCATGATTATAATGTAGGTATAGAAGAAAGATTAACAAAAAGTACTAGGAGTACTATTTCAACACCTTGGGATGTAATTAATGATGTTATGGATGGTGGATTAGGTAAAGGTGAATTAGGTGTAATTGTTGCTCCTGCTGGTATTGGTAAAACTTGGATGTTACAATCTATAGCTTCTAATATATGTAAAAAGGGGCTATCTGTAATACATTATACATTAGAATTAAACCAAGAGTATGTTGGATTAAGATATGATACTATATTTAGTGGAACACCAACAGCTAATATAAAATTTTATAAAGATGAAGTAAGGAAAATAGTAGAATCAATTGAAGGAAAACTTCTCATTAAATACTTTCCAACAAAATCAGCAACTGTACAAACTTTAAGTGCACATTTGAAACAAATAGAGTTAAGTGGAATTGATATAGATTTAGTTATTGTTGATTATGCAGATATTTTAAGTGGTATTGGTACTGAAAAAAGGCATGTGTTAGAGAATATTTATGAAGATTTAAGAGGATTAGCAGGAGAATTTGAAGTTCCTATATGGACAGCATCACAAGCAAATCGTTCTGCATTAGAAATGGAAATTATTGAAGCGGATAAGGTAGCAGAGGCATATAGTAAAGTAATGATTGCAGATTTTGTTATGTCTGTTAGTAGGAAGGTAGAAGATAAAATATCACATACTGCTAGATGCCATACTATTAAAAATAGATTTGGGGTGGATGGATTTACTTATCCTATGAATATGAATACTAATATTGGTAAGATTGAAATATTTGAATCTACAACTATGAAGGGTAAAGAACAACAAAATAAGATGGATAATTCAGAAGAATATCTTAGAAAACAACTGTCAAATAAATATAAAGATTTAAATAAGCCACTTGACCCAGTTGAGGGATTTGAATAATATACTTGTATATATTCTATTTGGTTATTCTGTATATATTATATTTAATAGAGGTGAGAGTTTATTTTGTTTTAGAAAATTTTATAGCAAGGAGTTTTTTTGATGGTAGTAAATGGTAATGGGGTAAATGGTGATTTTGAGTCTTTTAAATTAACAGATAATTTTATAGACAAGTATAAAAGAAAAAAACCACCATTCGGTTTTAATGGATTAGGTGAATTAGTTTATATGAGAACATATTCTCGCGTTAAAGAAAATGGTAAAAATGAAAGATGGTGGGAAACAGTTCGTAGGGTTGTAGAAGGTACTTACTCTATGCAGAAACAATGGATTGAATCTCATCAACTTGGATGGAATGCATGGCAAGCACAGAATTCAGCGCAGGAAATGTATGAGAGAATGTTTTATATGAAATTTTTACCACCTGGTCGTGGGTTAT